TCACGCAATTTTCACCAAATCAGAAAATCCACCTTGTGCCATATTTGTGCCATTTCCCGCCAGAAATGAGTCAATTTGCATGGCATGCTGGGTAAGGTGATTCGGTGCCAGGTGAGCATAACGCTGTACCATTTCGATGCTCTCCCACCCCCCCATTTCCTGAAGCGCTGAAAGCGGAACGCCGGACTGAACGAGCCAACTCGCCCAGGTGTGCCGCAGATCGTGAAAACGGAAGTTCTCTATTCCAGCCCGTCTTAACGCAGCGCGCCATGCCGTGTTAGCATCAACCCTCATTTTCCTGACTTCTTTTGTCCTGGTCCCGTCAGGCCTGACTGACGATTCCGTATGGACAAACACCCAACGGTTGTGTTTACCAACCTGATCCCGTAACACCTTGCAGGCCGATTCATTCAGGGCGACCCCAATCGCCCGTCCTGCTTTCGCATCTTCCGGGTGTATCCATGCCACTTTCCTCTGCATATCAATTTGCGACCATTCCAGATCAGTAATGTTCGACCGCCGCAATCCTGTAGCCAGGGCAAAAATCACTACTGGCCGGAAGTGATCCGGTAGCTCCCGTATCAGGGCGTTGGCTTCCTCCTTTGTTAACCAGCGAATGCGCTTATTCTTTGGCACCGGGCATTTAATATTGGGTGCCTTTGCAATCCAGCGCCATTCGTTGGCCGCGCATCGCAACAGGGCACGAATAAAAGCAAGGTGCGATGCTCTGGTGGCGATCGATGCTGGCTTATCTTTAAACTCAGGTACTGGCTTACCTGATCGCAGGCAGCTATCGCGCCTGGCTTCCCAGTTCAGCCTGTGTTTTCTGTTCACCATCCCGCTAACTGCCGACAGGATGCGATCCTCCGTGATTGCAGAAAGGTCCATGCCTTTGAAATGCATTAGCCAGAAACCTATCCGGCTTTTGTCATCGTCCAGGCTTTTTTTGTGCTGCTTTTCATTAAGCCACCGGACACACGCCTCCTCGAACGTGCGCGGCTTATACTCCCCCATTTTGTCGACGCGCCAGGCCTCCGCCTTTAGCTGGTCATGGAGTTCCTGTGCTTGCCTTTTGTCCGCTGTCCCAAGAGAGCGTCTAATTCGGCTCCCACCAGGCGTAACGAAGTCGCAGTGCCACGTACCGGCACGCAGTTTGATTGACATGCTTTATCCTCCTGCACATCAACCGCATTCACCGGCTGATTGTGGATCGGGTTCTTAACTGCCGCAATACAGTCTGACTTGCAGATGAGGTATGGGCTTTTTTTCTTATGTGGATTTTTTCGAGTGGCAGCAAGGCGACCGGACTTTATCCACTGTGCAATCGTGCCTTTATCCACTTTGAGGAAGGCAGCGGCTTCATCTCTGGGGAATACTTCTTCTTCCATTGATGCTCTCCACTGGACCCAGCCGGGGCCGTTGATATTCGATTTCAGTGACCACGGCGCCAGGCGAATGGGATGGCATCCGGCAAAATCCACAGGTGGCGCATATTCGCCACGTTCACCACATCCCGCTCGGCGGGGTAAATCTCTACCGCATCCCGGTCTGCATAACCCACTGCGTTTTTGATTTCCTGCAGTGCATCCCAGCTTATTCCGTCTTTCCAGCGCCCGTTCATTCCCATACCGGTTGTGTTAACGGACAGGCGGATAACGCCTTCTTCTTCCCTGAATTCCTGAACCAGAAAGTAAGAATTAGCCCATACATGGGTGCGTTTCGGGTCGTGGAGCTTTTTCGGCCACTGCGATTCCGGCACCTCTTTTAAAACCCCAATCAGTTTTGCTGACATAAAACCCCCCTCGACACCATATAAGCCCGAATGAATGCCGCAGCCGCCTGTGCGTTTATGGCATTGCCGTAACCCTTCAGCCTGCCGACGCGGTTGCTGCTTGCCACTCTTGCCACCCCGGGCTCGACTCGTCCCAGGCGTGCGGCAGCCCCATCAACCAGCGGGAATGTGCCGGGTTCAACTGGACGCCATTTGCCATCTCGACATAACAGCCAGTCCGCATCTCGCCAAAAACCGTTAACCTCAAGGGGCCTGCTGTGTAAGCCTGGCGCGGCAGTTGATCCACTCTGTCCTTCCCGTCCCGCTGCGCCGTCATGCCCGCTGAGTCTTTCCAGTCGCGAGACGTTGGCGTTACCCATCCCGCAAGAAGGACCGTTCCCGGTAGTTTCAGGCAGATTTTCGGCGTTCCGTCCGGGTTCTTTCCGCTGTAACAATGGGTTGATCCGTTCGCATCGTTCGCCACTGGCGTCTGCCAACCCGTCAACCGAGCCGCCCCGGCGACATGCTGCAAACCCCGTTTGGTTTCCGGTTGCGGATTCGTGTTCGCTACCGGCGTGGGCCACCCAATAGGCCCGCTCTCTGATGTGCGGAGCACCGATGCCCGCTGACGTAAACGGCACAAGCCCAAAGGCGTAGTCCATTCCTTCCAGGTCTGTTTGTACAAGGTCGAACCATGCGTTTGCGTTACCTGCTGCAACCTGTTCGCCAAAGACATGCTGAGGTCGGCACTCGCTGATGAGGTGGAAGAAAGCGGGCCATAAGTGCCGCTCGTCAGCAAACCCATCACCTTTGCCTGCCGCGCTGAAAGGCTGGCACGGGCAGGAGCCGGTCCAGACTGGTTTATCGTCAGGCCATCCGGCAAGGCGGAGGGAATGCGACCACACGCCGATACCGGCGAAAAAGTGACACTGGGTAAATCCTCTGAGGTCGTCAGGTGTGACATCTTCAATACTCCGTTCGTCGACTTCGCCTGGCGCGATGTGGCCGCCGGCGATTAAATTGCGCAGCCACTGGGCAGCGAATGGATCAATTTCGTTGTAGTAAGCAGCCATTACGATTCCACCCCGTAACGCCCATTCATGCGCCCAATGACGCTGATAAACTCGACCAGCCCCACGCCCAGCGGCGCTATCTTCTGGTGATGCTTTTTGAGGATCGGCTTAACCACGGTGTCCCATTTTGGTTTCGGCCTGGCGCTCATCGCCTTGCGTACCTCTTCGGTGCATTTGCGGGCCTGAGCGCGTACTGCGTTTTCCTGTTCTGGCGTCATGCTGCATACTCCTCTTCCAGGAACTCCGCACCGATCCGCACCAGTTCTGATTTGTTGATTGTGGTGAACATCCCGCGAGGCCTGATAAACGGACGCCAGATTAAAAACATCGATCCCTTTGGGTTAGAGTTGCGCTTACCTTCGCGGCTTACCGGACGAAACTGGATGCGCCCGCCGGTCACAAGGCGAATTTCATCGACGCTATCCATCGCCCGGCTGAACCATCCAGTTGATACGTCTGCCGGAACCAGCATCACCACGGGCTGACCCTGACGGCGGCACTGTTCTTCCGCCTTCTCAATCCACGGAGAGATATCGGAATAGGGCGGGTTAACCCAGACAGCGCCATCGCTAATCCAGTCGCAGATCAGGGCGTTGTCCTGCTCAGTCAGGAAACTGGCACACTTTGCGTTAACGCTGTCAGCCGCCGCATCGAGCTGGAAGGCAAATTCAAGGTGCAGCGCGGTGAAAATTTCTGCCGGGGTACGCCACAGGTCGCGTTCTGCGGCTGGCGTTGTTGAACCGCTATAGTCAGTCATGCTTTACGCTCCGGGTCGAATTTCGGCCAGTTATTACGCATCTGGTTGTGCTCCAGACGGCGCGCTCGGATTACTTCAGGGTGCCACCCGGTTAACTGCTCAATCTCTGCATTGGTATGGCGCCAGAACATCGCCATATACTCAGTCGTCCAGGGCTGATTCATCGCGTCCCCCACTGTTCGCCAAAAGTGAAACCAATCTCCGCCAGCGCTACGTCCATCTTTTCAATGAATTCCGGTACCATTTCGTCAAAGTCGGCCATGTACTTATCGTCGCGCTCAACCACGACGTAATGCATACCTTCCCGCTTCATGCGCGGATCGTAGTTAGCAAAGAACCAGGCATTCTTTCCCGTAACCCACATGCTGTACTGCACTTGCGCCATGTATGCCGACTTAATGGCATCAAACCCGCCCAGGCGGAACTTCATGAAGTCGCGGGACGTGAAGGGACATTTCAATTCCAGACCAAAATCATTACTGCACAGTCCATCCGGTGAGCAGGCAGTGCGTAACGTTTCGTCCCGATAGAGGATTGGGGCTTCAGTTACCTCTACCGACGCAGTGAACTCAAACAGTGCTCTGGCGTCCCCTTCAAACTGCTTGCCCCACGCCAGCGCTTTGGCGTTCACTTCCGGCGCTACGCCTGTGCATACTTCTGCAAGCAGGGTGTGGAAGTAGGACATCTTCATGTCAGTCCACTTAGTACCTGAGCGCGGTTTGCTGATCACGTTGTGTACCTCGGAGGCAGTGATCACACCGAGACGCAGGCGGAGCCATGCTTCATCGCCCTGCTGGATTGACCGGACATCAATTCCGGTCTTTGCCAGAATGATTTCACTATTCATGCGGCCGCCTTCTGTTTGAGAAACCCAAGAGCTTTAACCGCTTCCTGTTGAGTTAGGTCTGATGCTTCACGGATTTCACGACGGAATATCTTCGAACACAGAGGCAACAGGTCTTCGTCCCACGTTTTATTCAGTGAGAGCAGCATGTCGTTGATTTCCTGTAGTGTTTCGGTGGTCGCAGGGGTTACGTCACGCTCGATCTGCTGCGCCTGGGCGTTGAAGTTAATACCTTCTTCGCCTTCGGTATTAACGTGGTCAATCGCAGCATCCAGGCGCTCACGACGCGGCCAGTATTTAGCTGACTGCTTCACGACCGTTTTGAGGATCATCTGCTCCTCATCGGTAACCCACGGGCATTTTTTGCTGCTGTCCTGCTTGTACTTCTTCCATGCTTCAGAGCGATCGCGGATGCCGTATATGTCGGCGATGCGCATGGTGTGCGTCAGGTAATCACCGTCGTCTGTTTTGGTAACGACATAAGCACCGACAATCTCGCCGCGCTGTTCAGCGGTATCAAAGTCGTTGTATACATGCACCGGAGGCTTATCGAGACCCTCACGACGAAACTGATCATTCTTGCGAACAATTGCAGACTGGCACCACTTTATCGCGCCGGACTGCTGGGCAATGTGCATCAGGCCCATGTAGCTGATGTCCAGACAGATGGCACCTTTGCGCGGCACCAGGTAAGCCAGTTTCTGTGCCGGGTTCAGCGATATGCCGATCGCCGCCACGTTCATTACCGCGCTGCGGGTACTGACCGGGTTAGCCACTGCAATCTTCGCCAGGTAGTCGTTGTTGGCAAAAATCTGCATCGCAAACTCTGACTCACGCTTGAAGTTAAGAGACGGTTCAGAGCGAGCCTGCTCAAATTCCCCCTTAAGAGGGTTAATCAGGCCGTAAACCTGATCGATTAGCATTGCGGCCATTACGCCCTCCGTAATTCGATGTTGATATCAACCTGCTTTGCCGCCAGTTCCTCGGCTGCATAGCGCAGAAATTCGTTGGCCTTTTCCTGAAATGAATCGTCATTCAACAGTTCGGTGATCGCCTTGTTGTCGGCGCTGGAGCCAGCGAACATTTCGCGGAAACAACCAAAGCGGAATTTCGATTCGAACGCGTCAGCCAGTTCGGACTCTTCTTCTTCGCGAGCAACCTGGGCGTAATGGTTAACCCAGGCTGCACCCTCAATTCGGTCATGCGTGAGATATGCAGCCATAAGAACCTCAGTACTTAATTGAGATGTTGCGGACGTTGCCTGTGACGATCGCTTTGATGCACAACTCGGCGATGCCCTCCGGGATGCCCTGGGCAACAAGATCGGCTTTAGCCTGGAGATTGATAACGCGGCGATGCTCTTTGTCTGCTGCGCGCTTAGCTTCTTCGTCAGCGATGCGTTTAGCTTCCGCCTGACGAGCCGCTTCCGCTTCTTCCTGACGACGGCGCTCGGCGGCAATGGCTTCCTGCTTATCGCGTTCTGCCCGCTCTGCTGCTTCTTTCTTTTCGCGCTCAGCGCGCTGCTGAGTTTCAATGCGTTCACGCTCTGCACGTTCGGCTGCGGCCTTCAGTTCCGCTTCACGGCGGGCAGCTTCTTCGCGATCACGTTGGGCTGCCGCTTCGGAGTCGCGTCGCGCCTGTTCTGCTGCCTGGCGTTTCAATTCTTCTTCGTGAGCAATGCGCTTACGCTCGGCTTCGGCGCGCGCTTCTTCGCGCTCCCTGTCGTGCTTTTCGTTCATCATCAGCGCCATTTCATGATCTGATTCGATGCGAGCCGCAAACTGGCGGTCGAAGTCAGCATTCATTTCCAGTGCTTCTTCATGCCAGGCGTTCATCTGGTTTTCGGCGGCGATACGTTCCTGCTCTGCTTCCCACTCGGTAAGCGGGCGGCGCACTTCATCACGCAACTCGTCGCATGCAGTCACGAAACGGCGTAGCTCTGCTTCTGCGGGCTTCACGGCTTCTTTCAGGTGGCGTAGATAATCACGACCAGGTTTCTCGATCGCCGTCTTGCTGCGGGATACCAGAGCGGAAAGTGATGCGACGCGGGCGCGGCCTTTCGCAGTGGACAGGTCCGGCACTTCGTTAACTTCAGCGCGGATTTGCTCAAGGAACTTTTCCAGGCCATTCGGCACATAAAGCACTGGCGCCTGCTCCGGTTTAATTTCGATAACTGATAATTCCGTCATAGCCATCTCCCATATTTGGTTTGTGGACATCCCGGCAATGTGTGATCTGCCTGTGTCGGTAATTTGGTTTTGCCCGAAGTGGGGCGTTAGAACTTCGCTACCTGTTCAGCCGGGATTTCGCCATTACGGACAATCCCCTCTACCGGCCAGCACTCGCCAGCCACCTGCTGCTCGGTCGCATCTGCTTCACATAACTGCTGGCTTTCGTATACGCCCAGCACCATGTCCTGATATTCACCGCTGGTTGTCGCTACGGTCAGGACTAAAGCGAATAAGGTTCCCATCAGTGAAGAGTCCTCCCGGATGCCTGGCGATACTGTTCAACCGCCTCTTTCCACATGCGATCATCTTCCAGAAACAGGGCAATAACGATTTTGTTCTGGGCGGCGCGCACCTTGTTAAGGTCAGAAACCTGCGATTCGACTACATGGCCCAGGCCAGCGATGATCATCTGCTCGCGATTCAGGACGACTGATTCACGCGGGCGCTCCACTGACGTCAGGCGCCACAAACTACCGTTAGCTATAGGGACAGCTTTGTACTGCTTGTTGTTGTGGGTAACTTCCATCTCATCCTCTGCCTTTATCGCCAGGCTGGCGGAACGTTGCTGATTACTCCGCGCATTGAATGGTCTTCGTCGGTGGCGCCAGACGCTGATCTTCTGGTTGCCGTCGGCGCGGCTGCAGATTCACCACCACGAAGACCACTGTTTGCTGATGGACTAAAGATAACTATAGTTATGAGTAAGTGCAATAACCTAATTTATAAAATGCATCACAAAAGTTATAGTATATTGATAACTAAATGAATTTATTTTTGTAAATCGTGCGTGATATGCTCAAAAAAACATCAAGGGGGTGAGTGTGGAAAACGAAAAAGCAGAATTAATATTGACTGCGATAGGAGAGGCGGTGGTTGATCTTGTTGCTATGCAGGTTCCCATAACAAAAGACAACCTGGTTGACCGACTGGAACATAACCGCAAGGCAACAGGTAATGTGATAGGTAAGGGAGCGTACAGAGATGCGGCTGACCTGGTGAGAAAAGGCCAATAAAAAACCCGGCGGATACCGGGTTTCTAATCAGTAATCAAGAACTGACCACCAGAAGACGCGGCCAATCACTTCTATTTTGCTGAGGGGTTTTTCTTCTGGCGGATGCTCTATTGAGTTATAGCTCCTGATGCTTACGGTTTCCGGGCCAGTCCGGTAAAGCAGCTTGATTCGTTTCCAGCCATCTTCGCTAATTGCATACATCTTTCCGTCGACAATTTTTTTATCTTCGGTGTTAACTGCGACAGTTGTTCCGTCAGGGATATTGGGCTCCATGCTGTTCCCGCGAGCAGGAAAACAAATAATGCCGTGTCCGTCTGTGCTGGCGCCAATCCGGCGCAAAGTGGATTTTGAGAATCTCAACTTATACCCGTTATAGTCTTCGTCGCCTGTGCGGCCATCGCCGCATGCGAACTCTATGTCCTTGAAAAACGGTACTTCTACTTCATCGCTGTTCAGTGGGGTGTGATCATCCCACGTCTCAACTGTATTCCATTCAGATTCCGGAGGTACAGAGGATTCTTTCTGATCTCCGTCACGCATTGAACCATTCCCGGAGCTAAGCCATTCAGGGCGCACATTTAGGGCGTGAGCAAGCTCAACCATTTTTCGGCTGCCGCTTGTTTTACCGGAAGTCATTTTCTGTATGGCCGGTTGTGAGATGCCAACCTTTTCGGCCAGTTGTCCCTGAGATATCCCGGCGGCACTCATTGCCGCGTTTAGTCGTTCTGCGAATGTTTTCATATCGTCAATATATAACTCAGGTTATGCGGAGTAAAATAACAAAGGTTATGGACAATCATCATAACTTGAGTTATCTTTCCATTAATCCAGTAATCGGATAGGTAAAATCCATGAACAAAGTTATTCAGCGTGCTTTAAAAATCGTTGGCAGTCAGAAGCGCCTCGCCGAAATCTGCGGCGTTAGTCAGCCTGCGGTTCACAAGTGGCTCAATGGCGGTTCCGTTTCTCCTGAGAAGGTGACAGCCATTGTCAACGCCACTGGCGGTGAGATTAAGGCCCACGAAATTCGCCCCGATCTCCCCGATTTATTTCCACACCCAAATAACCACGCCGCCTAACCCGGCGGCACAACACAACGAGGACTTTCGCAGATGGAGAACGGAATAGCCCGCAAGTTAGAACCACCGGTTCTCAACCCGCTTGAAATTGAAAGCATCCTGCTCAACCGGCTTTCGTCGGTAGGCCAGAAGATTTACGCCGATCGTATCGGTATCAGCGAATCGACAGCCAGCAGGCGTAAAGGCGAGGGGCATTTCGCCGCAATAGCCAAAGAGCTGGCCATCCTGGAATTGCAGGTGGTACCGCCGGAGGCAGTGGTGGTGTCACGTGATTACCTGAAATCGGTAGAGACGCTGGCCGACATTGGTTTGCGCGCCGAGAGATGCAGGCCTGGCCCGCTGGGATGGGACTGAATGGTTATCACAGAAAAGGCGAAAGCCGCGGTGCTCGAACACCAACGGCTTTCAGTGCGAATTAACTGGATCAATTCACAGGAATAATTATGACAACACTTTCCCAGTTGTACAACCAGAAGGAAAAGAACGGGTCTGACACCACGACGCGCAAGACGTTTCTGGTGCCGTTAGCTGAGTTGTACGTGGAGCCTGGCTTTAACGTGCGTGAAATCGACCAGGAACATGTGATCGAGTTTCGCGATGCGTTTATTGCAGGCGAACTAATCCCGCCCCTGGCTGTTCAGGTTACCGAGCAGGGTGTCAGGATTGTTGACGGGCATCACCGCTATTACGGCGCGCTGGCCGCTCAGCAATCAGGTACCGAAATCCCTCGCCTTGAGTGCAAAGACTTCATTGGTACTGAAGCCGATCGCATTGCGTTCATGGTCACGAGCAGCCAGGGAAAACCCCTGACGGCGCTTGAACGTGCAGCAGCCTACCAGCGACTGATAAATCAGGGATGGGAGCCAGCAGAGATTGCGAAAAAGGTTAAACGGTCTCTGTCTGACGTGGATCACCACCTGCAACTTCTTACCTGTGGTGACGGGCTGATCGAGATGGTTCGCGCCGGAGAAGTATCGCCGACTACCGCCGTCGCTTTATCACGCGAGCATGGTGCTCAGGCAGCCTCTGTAGCGGTTCGTCAGATGGATAAGGTGAAGGCTTCAGGTAAGTCAAAACTAACCCGTAGCGCCGCGTTACCGCAGTTCAGCGCCGTAAAAGCCCGCCAGTTTATCCAGCTCATTTCCGATCATGACGGTATCGACCTGCCGGAAGAGGCCCGCGCCATTCTGGAAGATTACCGCGCATTTCTGAAAGACGCTGGCTGGGAGAGTGAGTCATGAACACCGCAGAAATTCTTAAGTTCCCCGGCAACCCGCCGGACCAATTCAGGAGCAACAGGATGGACAACCAGAAATCTGGTTACATCCCGTTGTACCGGAGCATCCTCAAGCAGCCCTGGGCGAAGGATGTTTATCTTCGCACCCTTTGGGAAAACCTGCTTCTTGGTGCCGCCAGAAAGCCGTTTACAGCCTCGTTTAAGGGTCATGAGTGGCATCTGCAACCCGGTCAACTGGTTGTGACTGCGGCTGATTTAGGCCTTCAGCTTTGCGACCGAAAAGGGAATCCGGCGAGTCGCGATCAGGTAGAGCGCATGCTTCAGGTTTTTGTCCGTGAAGAGATGATTTCTATCGATGGTGAGAAGCAAAAAGGTCGCGTGATAACCATCACAAATTATGCCGAATATGCTCAAAAAATGGACAATTTACCCGCACATGGAGCCGCACATGATGGCGCACATGGAGCCGCACATGACGAAGCCAGTAACGGCGCGGGGTTGAAGGTGGTAGCCGCACATGAGGGCGCACATGGAGCCGCACAAACAACCGCACAACATGAACAAGAAGGTAATAACAAGAATAAAAACATTAAAAGATCTACGTTTCGGAATTCTGTCGAATCCCGTAACGACGCCACTGAAAAATTTCTCTCTCGTCACCCTGAAGCTGCTGACGGAATTTAC